GGCGTAAGTAGTTTTAGATTTTTTAGATATTGTGTTGTAAGGAGCTTGGAAGACCATGCGAAGGTCAAGGTCAGGGTTTTGTTCCTTGACTGCTTTGACCTTGCGCCTGTCTTTGCTGTCCCAGTACCCTTTACATTCCAGGTGCACCCCGTTGGGCAGGATGAAGTCTGGCTTGTAGATGTGGGCAATGGTGTAGTCAACCTTGACGGTTTCGTATTCATACTTGACGTCAAGGTCAACCAACAGGTCAGCTACCTTTTCTTCTAGCCTTGACCTGAATGCCATCAGAAGTCTTCTTCGACTGCCTCCTCTTGCTGTTCAGTAATGATGTTGGGATCACTTTGTTTGAAACCTTTAGTGGTTCCGAACATTGCAGTGACATCCTCGTCTTCCATGTCACCGACATCAGTGCCAGCCTCGGACGAAACCGAGACAATCTGTACACCCACTAGCTTAAGGCTAGTGCCGTAGGTGACACCATCCTTCAGGACGTAAGGCTTTTGGTAGAAAGCCAGTTTGACTTTGCTACCGCTGTACACAGGAACGTTCTCGTCAGTGATAGGAGTTCCTTCAGTGTCTACGATGACAGGTTTGTTGTCATCCTTCCAAGTAAACTTGACTTTGTACTTACCCTCTGCAACTTCTTCCCAAGGCTCAGGCTTGAGTGTTGCACGCTTAGGATTCTTGAGTTTAGACTCAGCCCATTTCAGGCTGCCGGGTCGGTCAGAGTCAAGCTTGTCAGCCATATCCTGATCGACAATAGCCATCAGGGTAAAGCCAAACTTACTAGGTTTCAGTACAGCTTGATACCCTTCGAGCACGACAGGCTCTTCAGTCTTAAAAATGGTACGTGCCATTAACAAAAAAAGTAGGTGGAATTGATAACGGTTGACGGTTCTAAGTCGCCAATGATTGGAGGCTCTGTCTCTGCACCGATGTGGTGTGCAAAGGTTGTGAGGTAGTCATGCTCCGCAAATAGGTGCATGTATGTCTCACGAACAATGGCTGAAAGAATACCCATGTCAGTAGCACGACATAGAACCGAGTCGTGTATGAGGGAAATCGGTGCGTTGAAGCGGAGTGCAGATAGACACAAGAGACTTGCATCGAGACTGTGTATTAGATTCGGAGCAGTAGCGTTTTTGTGATGTGCTTTGTCTACCTTGCTGGTTTCACCAGTTGCAGCTTTGACAATACATCTACCCAACAATTGAAGTTCAATGCGTTGAGTTTGTGATTTCATAAGACGTTGCGTTACAACAAACCCTGATGGTGTGACCCATTGGATTTCTTGTTCACCACGATCAATGGCAGCAGCTACTTCCTTTTCTATCCACTTCATCACCTGCATAGGACCAGGTACAATCCTGTCCATCGCATCTCTGACAGCTTTGACTGTCTCTGTTAATTGTTCCTTGTCAATGTCTACACCTTTCTCTTTCAGTGCATCACGAATGTATGACCTGTTAGAAAAGGGTTTAGCATTGTAAGGAATTGTCATAACTGTTCGCTTAGTAACTTTACGATCCATGAAAGGTTGTACGCTTTCTGGTACGTTCGGTCTAGCTGTGTCAGCTATAACTTTGTATGCGTCCATGGGATGATCCCCTGGTACGACGTTGACTAACTTTGCGGTTGACTCATCACGGGCAAGGCCTGATAAGATTTGTAAACCACTACAGGTAGCGTCTGTTGCAACCATTAAGTTTGTATGCTGACGGTTGCATGTGATGACACATTCGTGGTACTCCTCGCAAGCTGCAAGGAACTGCCACGGTTCGTCAGCTCCCTCCCAGTCGGGTAGGTTCCCGATGGGATCAGTTGCTACACGTTTGATCAGATCTTGGTTGTTGTCTACCCAGATCTGTCTGTCTTGCATTGTGTCTTTATCTAGCCCGTAAGTCGTAGCGACTTGAAAAGCTAGCCAATGCACAGCATCTGGTGTGACAAATGCTGACTCATGAAACTTGAGTAGGGACTTTCCAAAATCTGTGTCTTGTGGAGTAAGGAATGCAGGTATCGGGTAGACCCTCGATCTGTAGTCAAATGACCACGGAATGTAGAACTTACCTTTATCCTTGAACACCTTGACAGCGTTCATTGTCATCCGTGTCCTGCAAGACTTTTGGAATGCTTGTGCGTTGATGTTCATCACCTCAGCCGCACGCCGCCTGTAGTCCTTCCGAGAGTCGTAGTTCTCAGCGATGTCTACAGGCTTGGGTGGCAGGGGTATGTCAACTACAGGGATAAACTTTCCAACCTGTCTGCCCTTAGCCATGAGCGTCTCAGCGACGTCAACAACAAAGGGATTCAGGGTGTATGCAACCTTCTGAATCTTGTTCAAAAAGTTGATTGGTG